GGCGTCCGTGGCCTGAGCGTACCCCTAGGGCCGTTTAAGGCGCGAGGAGGTACTCCGCCCACCAGAAGAGGTGAGGCGGGTGCTCTGCAACAGTCCGTGGTTGGAAGCTCGCCCAGTTGCGGTGGTATCCTTCCGCGACACTGGGAACCGAAGAGCATTCTAGACCACCGTCAGGCTCGTACACTTTCTCCTTTAACGCCCAATGAAGGGCAGGAGTCCATATACTTTCGACCACCTGAGACCCCAACGCTAACACGCGCTGATGCGTTCCCAGTTGCCATAGAAGATAAGGGCGTATATCTCTACACGCTTGCTTCTCCTTAGGTACTTGTGTTTGGTAACACTTGTACATGGCCTGGCCTTGCCGACGGCGAATTAGCCCCTGGCTATACGCTGACGACACATCTATGTGTACACCAGCCGTGCTCTGTTCGCACCAAGGAGTCATTGGAAGGTTACGCTCACGGACAATTGTCCGAAGCATCTCCCATAGTTGCCCCTCTGGACGTGCGATACTCGCTAAACCATTCACCACGTGGCACATTTCTGCTTTACGCAGATCCTTGTCCCATCTACGGAGGTAAAACGGCGTCACAAGTCGACCTTGGAAGTAGTGTTTGCCGCAGGATTCCCGGAAGGGGCCTTCGGCATAAGACTTCTCAAGATTCACAGTAAAGCCCAGGAACTTCGCCAAACGACAGAAAGCAGGATATTTGTCTGCATCTATGTCGACATCGTCGCCATAAACACAGATCAACTTACTGCCCACTGCGTAGGCACCTGCCGCGAACATCAGCGTCTCGACACCAAAGGTAGCACCGTTGCCCATACTGGACAACTTGGCATAATGCCAGGTGCGACTCCTAGTGCCGGGTTTCGCGACCAGCAACTCCTTCGATGGAGTATACTGTCCGCGACGTGACCTAACTGCAGTCAAGAACTCAAACCATTCTGATGGAAAGAGCCAGGCTGCAGCCTCTAAGGCCACGGTATCACTCGCCATGGAGAAATCCACGGTAGCATGCTTCCCATCCAAGGAAGCACTGAGTGCATACTGCTGATTTCGGACTTGCGATGACAGGTCTATCCCGGTTTTAGACCGGAGTCGATCCTTAACGTACGCATCAAATGCGAGTTGAAACGGGAGATTCCCGTCTGGCTCACAAGCGATAGTACGACCTGTCTTCCAGTTCTTCGGTACCACACAGACCCGATTGGTCTCTACAAACGCCACTTGGCGGAGGTTTATGCCTGTATATTTGGCCATCGCCTCGACTAGAGGTAGCGCAGTACGCGTACACACCACCCGTTTCGTAACTTTCTGAAACGGGAGGCTCTCGCGCCGTGAACGGGTCGCTGTTGCCCCGCTTGTGTAGCGAAACAGCCCTGGTATAGAATCCAGGAACTGTCGTCTGTCTCCCAGCACGGACTCAACGAACCTACAGGCTCGCTCCATTTGAAGTCGCAATTCAGGGTCTAACCGATCCTGATGCACATAAAAATGGTACAACCGCTTGTTAGTGATTCGACATTGGACTTCGGCCTTATCGAAGGCTTCAATCGCTGCCGCCTCAGTGTTCCAAGGGTAGCAGAGCGAGACGTTCTTCTTAACGAACGCCTCTATCTGGCTGAGAGCTCGCCATTGTTCCGGCCCTTGCAAGGCTATGGACCGAAAGGTTGAGCAAGCGGAAGCTAAGTGGTTAATGCTACGAGCCCGTATCCAACCAAGGATCGTGGTCGTGACTTCGCCACTTAGAAGAGCGGGGTCCAGATCAGAAACAAAAGCACGGAGGAAACCCCACGTGCTCTGCTTGAGCACACTCATGTGTATCTCCTTGCCCTTGCGGGCATAGTTACATTCTCGGTTATCGCGTCAGCGCGGACACCGCCTCTATGAGGGGTGTGCAACTGACGTTATCCAGGACTTGGCACAGTAGGAGTCCAACAAGGATCCAAACTGCCCATGCGATCAGGCCGAGTCTCACGACTTAGGCCAGGTTGTCCTGAGAATTGACCATAGCAGCGAACTCATCTCCCGCGACGATGTCGCGGAAGCGAGCGAGCGCCAAGGTCACATCGCCGGCGTCGCCCTCCTTGGGGCGCTTGACGGTGGCCGAGAAGCTGATCTTCGACGCCAGGATGGCGCCGTTAGCGTCGGTAGTCGCATCGAGCACCGTGAAGGTGTCCTCGAGAATGGAC